TTATCAAAGAGGAAAGTCTCCTCATACGATTTCTTCGAACTACCAGGAACTTTAATTATAGAAAAAGAATTATTCTCGCTTGTACCTGAAGTTAGTACAAGCTCAACTCCATCTATTATGCCAGAAGATACTCTTTCAGGAGTATCCAAATACATACTCTCTGGCGACGAAGCAGCGAAGGATCCTGCTCCTGTAAAGGGAGTGCTAGTAACACTTATCTTAGCAGGAGAAGCAAAAGAGGTTGATACTAATTCCGTTACGTTTCCTAATTTTTCAAAATTATGATTGTATACTAAAGGCCCAAAAACATGAGAGAATAAATTTGCACCATCTAACTCTTGTACCTCAGGACTTAACCTGTGCCACTTGAAGTTGTCTTTGTATTGATGGTAAAGCCTGTGTAAATCTCTTCCAAATTCAAAGTTATAATAATCACTAGTGGACTCAGGGAATGCGTATCCTACTACAGAAGAGTTGCTAAACCCGTTAGCATACGACTGAAGTATACCCCTAGTTTGATTTGTTAGCAAATCTCGTAAGGTATTTAACTCAGTTTCATCAGTGGTAATAGCTATTTGATTTTTAAGTGCAATAGGACCGCTAACAAGATAAGATCTTAGATACTTTTCATTCTCACTTATCCTATGCATTGAAGCATATATTCCTGGAAGCTGCCCTCGATCAGTAGTATAGTCTGAATTACTTTGGAACGTGGACGCTATGCCTCTTACGTTTTGAGTGTTACTAACATCATACTCGTAATAAGAATTGGTAGAATTCAATCCTTCGCATTGCGCCCAGATAGCAGGAAGATTAACATGGCTAGTAACAGGAGTGTATCCCAAAGAACTAGGGACTAACCCTAAAGGAATACCGCTTAAACCTGATGCCATGCTAAATCCAACAGGCATATTAAATCCCGTCCTATCGTAATACCCATTAAATGGCATTACTTTCTCATAGGATCTTCTTCTAGAAGTATTTCTAGGTACTGCACTTACTATCGTCTTAGTGTCCTGTAGATGATCTATCTGCGCTAAAAACTCAGGAGATACCAAGCTTTGAATAGAAGATCTTTGAATATCGTTTCCCCCAGGATTAATTCCTCTCTTATAACTGTTGAAAGAAAATCCCTTAGTGAAGTAATTACCTCCAGCACCTACATTTATTTCAGTCTTGTCGTAGTATATCAAAGGAAGGGAACTACCCTCCAAGGATACTAAATCAGGTTCTCCTGAAACTTCTAGGGATATTAAAGGTATGGAGTGAGCAGGAGCACTCCTAAGCACAGACTGAGATAGAAGTCCTATAGCATCCCCGGAGTCAACGTCAGTCAAGCCCTTCTTAGTGAAATCAAATTCGGAAGCATCTAAAACAAGTTTAAAGTGAGAAGATTTACCTGACCACAAGCTAGCATAATCAAACCTGTTATCGTTAAGGTTCAATATAAGGTTATCAAGATTTGGAGGAGAATTATAGCCTGACGTAAATAGTAACCATGACCCTGCACGAGGCTCATCATCGACGTTCAATGCATTAGAAGATATGTAGGAGCTAACATCCAAAGCAAACTCCTGTCTAACTCCAAAGCAAGCTAATCTATCAGCTATAAAGCTGATCATATCTTGGTTTAGCTCTACGTTAACATAGTATGGATACTCTTCAAACGGAGGAATAGGATATACTCTTCCTCTGTAGTTAAACGATAAACTTGATTGTTCGATCCAATAAGTTAGGGAAAAACTATCAGGAAACTGCTGGACTGTTTCTAGGAGAATCCTATCGACAGCCATCCTAATGTTTTCATCCATGCTGTTGGTTGAGTAACCTTCAACATCCATGTTCTCAGCTTCGTCACGATTCCATGTCTGGAAGTCTTTAAACTTATCAGACTCCGTAGCTAAAGCGTAGTAAATTAGATAAGGAACATAAGACTCCCACATCTCAGTAATCCTACTTTCAATGGGAAATTTATCTTTAGGGAAAACAGTATTTACAGTACTTTGAATTGCTTTTTTAGTTCCGATAGTTTTGTAAATTGAAACAGCGTTTCTTAGTTGTAGCCTCCATTTATTCGCATCATCCCCATACAAATCCCAACCAATTAATTGAGCTACAAGAGGAAGGTAATCATCAGGACAATCATCTATATCATATAGCGAAGCAATCTCTTCGGTTTGATTGTTGATGTCAAAAGCAAGGAAAGATAACGACCTTATCAATCTGGCAAACGGGCCACTTTCAACCTTATCAGTATACTTTATACTGTTTTCAAAAAAGGTTTGAAATCTATCTCTAACAGTAAAGTCGGATTTGTCAGCATAAAGAGGAGAATAAACTACATCAACCCAGGTCTTTAACTTATCTAATTGCTGTGTCCCACTCAAAGAAGCAGATGATCCAGGGGCAAACAAACTTGAAGGATAGTAATCCCCCATTTCGTTTCTCCATACAAACTCCGTCAGTCCCTTAATACCGTCACTAAGGTTCACCGACTTGCCTATAAATAAACTACTTGTTATTAAACCCTTAACATAAGAAGAGGGGTCAAAGGAAGCTCCTGAAGTATTTAAAAAATACATCCAAGATAGTTTATTTATTAAATAATTGTGTATAGCGGAAGTGGATCCTATGCTCCCAAAGTAAGTAGAGTTAGGGTTGTTTAAGTTTATAGCTGGAAGTAAAGTATCCTCTAGGAACTGGTCAAACTCATTTAAGGTCTCAAAACTAGCAAACGTCCTGTCAAAATAAGTAAGAACATCATCTTCAAACTCCTGAGTAGTAATGTTGGTTAGTTGATTTTGCTTTACAAAAAATGGAGCTATGCCCTCAAAGGAATCTATTGAACTATATAAGCCCTGCGAAAAAGCACTAACATGTAAGACGGAAGATATATTATTAGCAATATCTAAATGAGAGTTGATTAAAGTGTCAACTACATCAACGTCCTTAGCGGTTCCCTCGATATCATCTTCATAGAGATACTCAGGAAGAATGTACTTTAATGCTTTAAAGTAATTTGGCTTAAAGTATGTTTGATTTCTTAAATAAGTCTTACCCGACATTAGATGTAATTTACCTTGACAGTTAAGTTATTAAGCTGTATGATTTCATTAAAGCCTACTCTAATTGCAGATTCCACATTGTCAACCGTTGCGTATCTAATATTAGTTTCATCCTCTAGAACAGTTCTAATAAGATCCTGTGGAACGAAAGGCTCCGCAAAGTCGGTGTTATCAATGTTCATGTAGTTTTCAATAGACGCTCTTGCACTCTGAATTAAAGGAGCTTCATTTCTTCTGAATTTAGAATCTACAGTTAAAGTTACTATCAAATCTAAAGTTCTGATTAAACCGTCAACGATGACAACCTCATCCGTAAGCATCTTCTTGTCTTGTATCTCAGCCAGAAGCTGTCTCTTATACTCCTTCGTAGCACGCCTCAGTTGCCTGTCTGAGGCTCGTTCTAATACAAACAAGTCTATCATATTAGCGGAAGAATAAGCTCGTCTAACGGTGGCTGTGACCTTTCCAGTGCTTCCGTAGTTAGAGGCAAACAAATTAGCAAACCCCTTATAATCAGAAAGAGTTACAAGCCGGTCCTGACTTCTAAACACTAGTGGCGCATATCTTTTAGCTTGAGCTATAGACTCGGCACCTCTTCCTCCAGTTCCTACACTAGTATTTTCCAGAGTTCCTTGAATTTTCTCCGTAGCTGCTCCTAGAGTCGAGGTGATAGATATAGGAATGTTTAAAGATCCATTTGCAATATTGCCTCTGGTGCCCCCTCCTACTCGATAAGTGACAGTATACTGATCCCCTATCGAGGGGCTTTGACCAGTACTGTTATCCCCAAACAAAAGAGAGGCCCTAAAAGTTTCATCAGTCGTTACCTGGAAAACCTTGTCTGTGCCACCCGAAGCGAAATAGATATTTTCTTCTTCTTTGTAAATTCCCTCGGTCAGAGGATTTCCTTGAAGGTATACTTGAGCACTTTTTTCAATGTAAGGAGATTGACCTAGATTAATTGATTGGATAGATTCAGGAGACGCAAAAGTTCCCGTCTCTCTTACCAAAGCCCCTTCTAACAATACCACATCCGTAACCAAGACTGTGCCGCCTGAAGAAGAAACTCCAAATTCTAAATCAACTGAAGGAGTGGTTAAATCTACAGTTCCATTTGAGTTTACTTTGTATAACGTATAACTTAACGTAGCTCCGTCCTCAGGAGACGTAATTGATTTAACTCTATCAACAGCCTCTACGGTCATTGAAGAAGGAGCACCGACAACGTTCGTAGTGTATGTAACGGATGCGTTAGCAGCAGCAGCAATAGGACCCTTCATCCGAACCCCTATAAGCTCCATTAATCTCTTTACACTATCTCTACTACGTGCCGTGCCAATGTAATTTTCGTTAGCAAGGTAATCAGACTTATTCGATTGAATGTGCCCTACCGCCGCCATCATCTCAAGTAATAACATTCCAAAGTCAGAGCTTTCAAAGTTATTGTAATCTAAAGGAAAATTAGCTTTTACATACGATAACAGATTAGATCGTAAAGAATTAAAGTCCGACGAAGCGAAATTTATGAGTCCCTGCTTATTGTCCAGTTCAGAAGGAAGTTTCTTTAAAAAATCTGATTGAACCGTTCCTGAAAATACTACCATTATATCCTTACACCGACATTAAATGAAGTCGAAGTTAAATTTCTATAGTTGCAAAAGAGATTTACTTTTAAGTTAGAATCTACAGTTTCAAACACTTGAACCTTTCCTAAAGAAACTGTGCTAAGGTATCTACGTATGGCAATAACAATCTCCTCTTTTATCAGTGAAAAGGTTACGGCATCTAAAGGCTCCATTAAAAACTTACGCAAATTGCACCCGTAATCAGGTCTCATGAAACGCTCACCTCTTTCCGTCTTTAAGATAGACCTTAAATTAGACTTAACTAATGATAGTCCTGACATTTTGCTGAAGTACCCGTTTTTAGGATCAACAGGTACAGGATATGCTAAACCTACTAATCTAGGATCTTGACCTGTTACAGGTCTTTGCATAGGACCAGGGACTAAATTTCCAAAAGTTGTTGTGTTGCTTGAAATTGCCATGTTAAAGTAGTCAGATAGTTGTATCTGTATAGATATTTAGGGACACTATACAAATTACCACAATATACCATGGCTAGAATAGGAGATTACCATCACAGCAACTTTATTCCTGGAACACCTAATTACGGATTTCTTAATACAGAAGAGATCTCAGCTAGTGGAGAGTCCATTAATGCCTCGGCTTACTACGGGCCTCAGCTTACCAGGAAAAACAATAAGTCGATTACTAACCTTCAAACACGACCTAAAGTAGATGCTTCAAGTTTACATACCAACGCTAACAGAAGAGCATTTTTTGAAGATGAATATCACTTTGTGACGGGGAGATTCCAGCCTTCTGGATGGGATGATGTGAAGTATTTTGGATCAGGTACTTTAGCTTCAGACGAAGTTTCAGGGCTGCTAAAGCCATCCGACTCTGAAAAATTAATAATGGGACCAGCGACTCTCCATGGCTACGGTGTGGAAGGCGATGAGAACAGTTGGGATTGGAGAACGGGCTACATGATAGACACCTACTTTGATTGGCTTAGAGATAATAAAGATGCAAGTCAATCAAAGTATCCAGGGGAAAATGAAATTACAATAGGGAATAATATATTTAAGGTAGATGAAAATTCAGGAAGAATGGTAGATGTGTGGATAGCTAAACCAACAGATGAGTATTCTAATGCTGACGGAGTAGTTTGCTGTATGCCTGACCTGTCTATGAATTATGGAGCACAAAGCTACGGGGATTACCAAATAGTAGAGACTTTAAACAGTTTCTGGGATTTCCTTTCTAGAGTTATCTTGCCGGATACCGGAGATCGAGTAAAAACTGATCCTGTAGAGAATGAAGGTGTTTATTACTTAAGTTCATTTTATTTCGATCCTCCGTTCCCTATGACATACATGAACCCTCTTCCTAGTGTTAATGCTAAAGTATACAGTCAGACTGGCGGAACACCAGCCGCAGCAAATTACTACCCTGAACATTTACAAGATCAGTACCAACAGACAGGAGGTATGGGTTTCTACTCTAAAGTGGAGACCAGCGGAAACTCAGGGAATATAAAGTGCGGAATGTATCCCGTAGAATTTGCAGGAGAATACAAAGGAGGCACGGCAACGTCGGCAAATGCGTATACACCTGTACCTTACTGGAATGCATCAGGGATTGTTGAAAACACTAGCTCGGTAGCTATGTATTGGGATTCAAATGGTCCTGGGACAGGATTTACCGATACACCGATAAACTCCACAGAGCGAGGAGCGGTTCGTCTAAACAATACATTTAATACAGGTTATCGTCTTTATCTTGAAAAGCAAATAAACCACAAAGGCGTAGATGGAGTACATAGAGAATTATACGGTACCTATATGTCTAAAGCTTTTGATACTAATAATTACAGAAATTCAGACATGTATTTAAAGTCTAATGATCAAAAGCAATCGGAAGCCGCTAAAGAAAAAGTCTTTGAAAAGATACAATATTGGCATGAGAGGGCGCAATTATATGCATCCGTAGGACAAACATACAATGCTATTATTGGAGGTAACTCTGACGGTAGGATGAATGAAATGTATATTTATTCTCCAGAAAATAAAAAGAAGATTAAAATATCGGGATTACCTGTGCATGAGATTGAATTTTCCGGTGGAGGTAAAATAACCGGCACCTCCGCTATAGAAGAGGGCCTGTATTTCAGTGCTCTTCCCCCAAAACAATCTTGGACTGCATTTCGTTCAAACATAAAAATTATCTACAATTACCTAGGAGACAACAACGAAGAGACAGATGAGCAATCTAACTTTATGTCTGTTTCCCAGTATATATCGAGTGGAACCGACTCCCGAATAAAGCTAACTTCAAAGTTTGAGGGCTACCATGACCCAGGATCTATATACGGGGCCTCACCTTCTGAGCATTGGTTAGGAAGTAGAAAGATATGTGTCATACACGAAAGGAACGAGGATGCGCCGGGTAACCTATCCTCGGTGGCTATGGGTAGGTATTTCGTATTATCCCCTGATAAAGGTTCAATAGGAAGGGTTAGAGATAATTGGGCTTATCCAACCGACGTAATATCGGAGATGTCTAATTACGCAGTAAGCGGAAATCCCCTACTTTCGGACAATGCGGACGCTAGATCGACTAAATTTAGTAGAGAGTTTTGGGAAGCTAGTGAGGAACGTACGGAAGACCCATTCGGACAAAAACTTCAATTCGGAGTTCCCTATAGCATAACCTACGCGTCTACAAATGGATGCCCCTTTAAACCAAAGGGATGGATTGTCTACCAAAATTTATTGATTGTAGGTACCTCAGCGGATGACGTTATCAATAAATTAGAAAATTACTTAAGCCTGCACCCTTTCCAAGAAGTTTTAAATCCAAAAGACGAATTGCCTGATTCTGTATTTAGAACTGATCACATTAATAAGGGCGGAAGGGTTTACTAAACTATTAGCTAATAGTAATAGGAGTTTGCGTAACTAAGTAGTTAGACACCCTAGAATCTCCCAAGGATTCCAGGTAAGTTTTTAAATTGTTATTAGCCTCGACATAGGCATTATACAGGTATGCCGACCAATAGAAGAAGTCAGTATCGTAAGATGCCCAATCAATTTTTGTATTTAAGATGTCGGTATACTCAGCATCCATTGTTCCTACAGTAATAGCCGCACTGTAATCACAGCACCCGCTAGCATAACCTGAAGGTCTATTCCAATAACAGAAAGGTTTATCTAAGTCTGTGACCGACTGCCTATACCCTCCATCAGAAGGAGATAGATTCGAAAAAAACCTAGGACTTCCAACTAAAGGGCTTTTATTATACCCACTAGATTTAGTAAGAGACGTGGGCAAATAACCTGAGGCATAAGTCTGTACATTAGTTTGAGTAGTAAGAGACACCAAACTTGGTATGGAATACCCTTCCGCATTATGAAAATTATGTCCGAATGTCATGTCTAAGTCTTGGGTGAGCCTTATCAGCTTTGCCAACATTTTAGACCCT